GATCTGGGGATATGTAAGAGGGTGCCTCGTCGGGCTAGGAGTATCCGGCCGGTGTATATCAAGTTTAGGAACATTGAATGAAGCTAGATGAGATTGCGGATTCTGTGAAGAAGTTGCCGGATGAACTTCAGGAGCGGGTCTTGGAAGACCTGATGGAATTTAAGCTGGCGAAAAAACGGGAGGTGGCCCAGGTCAACTACATGAAGTATGTAAAGGCAATGTGGCCTGGGTTTGTCCATGGGAGACATCACGCCTTGATGGCTAAGAAGTTTGAGGCGATTGCTGAGGGGAAGCTAAAGAGACTGATCATTAACATGCCGCCCCGGCATACAAAGTCTGAGTTTGCGAGTTATTTACTGCCTAGTTGGTATCTGGGGAGAAACCCTAATAAGAAGGTGATCCAGTGTTCTAACACAGCGGAACTGGCTGTGGGGTTTGGGCGCAAGGTTAGGAACCTGGTGGACTCTGAGCACTATGCTGAGATCTTCCCAAATGTGAGCTTGAGGGTAGACAGTAAGGCGGCTGGTAGATGGGCGACCTCGGGGGGTGGGGAGTACTTTGCTATCGGTGTGGGCGGTACGGTGACGGGTAAGGGTGCGGATTTACTAATCATCGACGATCCTCATTCCGAACAAGAAGCGGCGTTGGCGGCTGGAGACCCCTCTGTTTACGATAAGGTATATGAGTGGTACACGTCTGGACCTAGACAGCGTTTACAGCCGGGCGGGGCGATTGTGATCGTGATGACCCGTTGGGGGGATAGAGACCTGACTGGGCGGGTGATTAAAGATGCCGCGATGAGAGAGAAGGGGGAAGAGTGGGAGGTAATTGAGCTCCCGGCGATCCTCCCGAGCGGTAACCCCCTATGGCCAGAGTTCTGGAGCAAAGAAGAACTAGAGGCCCTGAGAGACGAACTCCCTCCGAGTAAGTGGAACGCCCAGTATCAACAAAGCCCAACGGGGGAAGAAGGGGCGCTGGTTAAGAGGGAGTGGTGGAAGCTGTGGGAGAAGGATGACCCCCCGAAGATTGAGTACCTGATACAGAGCTGGGACACGGCGTTCACGAAGAATGAGAGGAGTGACTACTCGGCCTGTGTGACGCTAGGGGTGTTCTATATGAATGAGAACACAAATGATCCTAATATTATCTTGTTAGACTCGTTCCAAAAGAGGATGGAGTTCCCTGAGCTGAAGGACAAGGCGATGAGTCACTATCAGTATTGGGAGCCAGATACGTTACTGGTGGAAGCCAAGGCGGCGGGAGCTCCTTTGGTGTTTGAGCTGAGGCAGATGGGGATCCCGGTGACGGAGTACACGCCCAGCCGGGGGACGCGGCAGGTGAGTAATGACAAGTTTGCCCGATTAAACTCTGTGACTGATTTGTTCAGGTCGGGTAAAGTATGGGCACCGGACACCCGATGGGCGTATGAGCTGATTGAGCAGATGGCTGCTTTCCCGAATGCTGAGCACGACGACTTAGTAGACGCGACGGTTCAGGCGTTATTGAGGTTCAGACAAGGTGGGTTTTTGCGTCTTCAGACTGATGAAGCCGATGAGCCTATAAGTTTCAAGCGGAAACGCGCTTACTATTAAGGTAGAACATGGCCACAAACAGCATGACACCGAGTTTGTATCAGGCTCCCGAGGGGCTAGAGTCGATTGCAATGGAACCCGCGATCGAAATTGAGATTGAAAACCCTGAAGGCGTGAAGATCGGGATCGACGGGATGGAAATCGACCTGATGCCTGATAAGGAAGAGGGTGAGTTTGATGCCAACCTGGCCGAAGATATGGACGAAGGGGCTCTTCAGTCAGTCGCCGAAGACATTATGGGCTTGGTTGACGCAGATATTTCGTCCAGAAAAGACTGGGTTGAGATGTATGTGAAGGGTTTAGAAGTTCTCGGCATGAAGTATGAGGAGAGAACTGAGCCTTGGAACGGGGCGTGTGGGGTTTTCTCGACGTTATTGACAGAAGCGGCGGTTAAATTCCAGAGTGAGACGATTATTGAGACGTTTCCCGCAGCCGGGCCGGTCAAAACTGAGATTATTGGAGCGATCGACCGCTTGAAAGAGCAAGCCGCAGAGAGAGTTCGTGAAGATATGAACTACCAGCTCACTGAGGTGATGACTGAATACCGCCCTGAGCACGAGAGAATGTTGTTTAACCTGGGTTTAGCGGGTGCGGCGTTTAAGAAAGTTTACTTTGATCCTGGGATGGGGCGTCAGACCTCGATATTTATCCCGGCAGAAGACATCATTATTCCCTACGGCTCGACGGGAGTGCGCAATTCAGAGCGTGTAACGCATCTAATGAGGAAAACCAAGAACGACGTGAAGAAACTGCAGGTTGCAGGGTTCTATCGAGACGTTGATCTGGGTGAGCCGGTGATGATTCACACGGACGTGGAGAAGAAAAAGGCTGAAGAGCAGGGATACAGCCTGACTGATGACGATCGGTACCAGATTGCCGAGGTTCATATTGATTACGACATGCCTGGGTATGAGGATAAGGACGGAATTGCTCTTCCTTATGTGGTGACGATTGACCGGGCGTCGATGGAAGTGCTGGCCATCCGCAGAAACTGGAATCCTGACGATGAAAACAAGCTCAAGCGCCAGCATTTCGTTCAATATGACTATATCCCTGGCTTTGGTGCTTATGGTTTTGGCTATATTCACCTTATTGGTGGTTATGCTCGCGCCGGTACTGTTCTTATTCGCCAGCTTGTGGATGCTGGTACGCTTTCTAACCTTCCTGGGGGTCTTAAATCCCGAGGACTGAGGGTTAAAGGCGACGACACTCCCATTGCCCCGGGTGAATTCCGCGATGTTGACGTACCCAGTGGTGCGATCAAAGACAACATCATGGCTTTGCCCTATAAAGAGCCGAGCCAGGTTCTGTCTGGGTTGTTAGACAAGATCACTAACGAAGCACGACGCCTGGGATCTATTGCTGACATGAACATCAGCGATATGAGTGCCAATGCCCCGGTGGGAACGACGTTGGCTCTCTTGGAGCGCCAGCTCAAGACGATGAGTGCGGTCCAGGCGCGTGTGCATTTTTCGATGCGCCAGGAGTTCAAGCTCCTAAAGTCGATTATCAGAGACTATGCCCCGACGGAGTATGACTTTGATCCTGAGAGCGGCGACCGCATGGCCCGCCAGTCAGACTATGACTCGGTAGACGTGATCCCGGTAAGTGATCCCAACAGCTCGACGATGGCTCAGCGGATCATGCAGTACCAAGCGGTCATGCAAATGGCCCAAGGTGCTCCACAGATCTATGACCTGCCGTATCTGCACCGCCAGATGATTGAGGTGCTGGGTGTTAAGAATGGAGAGAAGCTGGTCCCCATGTCTGATGACATGAAGCCGCGTGATCCAATTAGCGAGAACATGGCGTTCTTAAATGGTAAGCCTACGAAGGCGTTTATCTACCAAGACCATGAGGCGCATATTGCGGTTCACACATCGATGTTGCAGGATCCTATGATCATGGGACAGATTGGGCAGACGCCGATGGCCCAACAAATGCAAGGTGCGATCATGGCCCACGTTGCGGAGCACATGGCGTTCCGATACCGCGATCAGATCCAAGAGCGCATGGGTGTGACGATGCCCGCCCCTGATGTTGAGTTGCCTGAGCAGGTCGAGGTCCAGCTGTCGAAGATGGTGGCAGAAGCCGCGAAGCAATTGCTGCAGTTGCACAAAGGCGAAGCCGCCCAACAGCAGGCCCAACAGCAGATGCAAGACCCGATTATCCAGATGCAGCAACAAGAGCTCCAGCTCAAGGCGCAAGAGGTGCAGACCAAGGCTCAGAAGGTGCAGGGCGATTTGCAGATCAAGCAGGCCGAGCTTCAGCTGAAGGCTCAGCAGGCTCAGAACAAGGATCAGGGACCGATGATCGCGGCGCAGGCTGCAGCTCAAAAGGCCCAGATAGACATGCAGATGTCCCAGGAAGAACATGCGTTGAGGATGCGTCAATCTCAGCAAGCGCATGAGCAGAAGTTGGCCCAGCAACAAGAAGAGGCGGCTCTTCGGGTGCGTGACCAGCTGATGGCTTCATTATCAAAACGCAACAAAGGAGATTAATTGGACGAGTATGAATATCTAAACTCTAAGCTCGAAGAGCGGAGAAAAGAACTTGTCGAGTTTTTGGGTGATGGTGGTGCTAAGTCCTACGATCACTACAAAGAGGTGTGCGGGATTATCCGAGGTCTCCTGACCGCACAGTCTGAAATAGGTGACCTCGTGCGAAAAATGAAAGACTACGACAATGACTGAGTTTGATGTGAGTGCTGTTGATTTGTCTGGGATATTAAACACCCCGGCAGAGGAGAAGGCAAAACAAGTGCCTGATCCTGCGACGTACCATCTCCTGTGCGTTCTCCCAGAGATCGAAGAAGAGTATGGAGATACTGGTTTGGTGAAAGCCGGCCAGACGATGCATTACGAGGAGCTTTTGTCCCCCGTACTGTTTGTTGTAAAAATGGGTCCAGACGCCTACAAGGACGAGAAGAGATTCCCGAGTGGTCCTTCTTGTAAGGTAGGTGACTTTGTATTGGTTCGACCCAACACTGGGACTCGAATCAAGATTCACGGCAAAGAATTCAGGATCATTAACGATGATTCTGTCGAAGCTGTGGTTCAAGACCCCCGGGGAATTTCCCGTGCGTAAGGAGTAAATATGGCTGAAATGGAAAAAGTTGAATTTGAATTCCCTGATGAGGCTTCAGAGAACCCTCGTAAGGGTGGTGCTGTGGTTAAGGCCCAGGATGATGAGATTGAGATCATCGACGACACGCCTGAGCAAGACCGCAACAGAAAACCAATGGAAGAGCCTCCCAAGGAGTTTGAGGAGGACGAGATCGCCAAGTACGACGAGAGCGTACAAAAGCGAATCAAGCATTTTACGAAGGGCTACCACGAGGAGCGCCGGGCCAAAGAGGCGGCGTTGCGCGAGCGTGAAGAGGCTATTCGTATTGCCCAGGCCATTGCCGACGAGAACAAGAAACTGAAAGGCTCTTTAAGTGCCAATCAGAATGTGTTACTTGAGCAGGCCAAAAAGACTGTAAGCGGGGAAGTGGAAGAGGCTAAGCGCA